ATTTGCCCAGAAGTTTGTAGCTCTATATCCCCTGCCTCATTGGTAGCGGCAGGCGTCCAAGTATTTCTATCTTCTCTATCGCACCAAGATATTTTACGGCTATTTCCACCAGAACCTAATGCAAAAATAAACCGTTCTTCAGTTACAATTAAGCCAAGATTAGATAATGGCGCATTAGTTATAGGCGTAGCAACCGTTGCTATTTTTAAAGATGTTTCAGCTACATTTACATTTTGCTCTGCATTGCTTGCAGGATAAATTTGTATTGTAATGCCAGTATCGTCCGTATCAAACCTATAAAAACTATTTCCAATAGGTAAAGTTTCATCAAGCAAGACTGTAGTAGTTGTCGTGCCTAAAACTTTAACTTTTAATGACGGTATTGTTGACGCATCACTATCAGCATCAGGGTCAGTTACATTTATTGTAAAATGATATTTAGCACCGCTTGTAAGGCCAGTTATAGCTTGCTGAAGGTTTGCCGCTGTTGTGCCTGTCCATTTAGCATCGCCACCACTTATAGCCCAACCAGTGCCAAGCGTCCAATCTGTGCCTGCAGTAAAGCTATTATTAGTAATTTTCTCAGCACCACTAGAAATACCTAAGCCCCACTCTAAAAGCCTACCATCATCATAATGGCAACCCACCATTAATTCGCCAAAGTTATCTAAATTCCAGAATGTAGCAGGCTCAGGAATAGCATTGGAAAGTTGTTGTCTTGGCGTACCCCAGAAACCAATACCATAAGCACCTTTACCATACCCTGCCGACACAGCCGCATCTTTACGTCCAGTTGCTAAGTTTTGTGGAGTAATGTCGTAACACAAGCCGCCACCTGTCATGGCAACTAAAGCATTATGTGAACCGCCTGCTAACCAAGTGCTAGTATTTAAAGCTTCCCAAGCGTGCATACCCCTAATTGGCTGTAAAGCAAAATCTTCTTTTCTGTTCTGCCAACCACCAATAGGACGCAACGAACCGTCTAACCATCTAACTAAACTACCTTCACGCCATCTGCCAGATTGCTCATAGTCTGTGCCTATTCTGTAAAATCCAGATGGTATATCTAAAGGTACTAAAGTCATATTAAGCCAATTTCATTATATACGCCAAAGCATAGTAAGGTGGTCTGTTTTCGTGAGCGCCACCGCCCCCTGCATTATCAACCGTCAACGTGTGAGTGTGTGCGCCACCACTTGTTATACTTACTGTATGTGTGTGCGCTCCGCTTGAACTTGTTGTGCCAGTTAGTGAGCCATTTGGGTCCCAAGTTGTAGCGTTAAAATCAATGTCAATTCCTGGAATTAGAGAGGTTTGCTCAACATATTTATCAGTGTAAGTATGCGTGTGTGCGCCTGCCGAAGAAGTTGACCCCGTATGAGTATGCGCTCCACCGCTTGATGCACTACCAGTGTGGTTGTGGGCAGGAATATCGCCAGTTGCTAGTGTAACTGTATTTGCACCGCCACTATTCCCAACGTTGTAAGTTCCACTACTATCTGCATCAGCGTGAACAATAAATTTACCTGTTAAGTTAGGCGTGCCGTTTGAACCGTTACATAATGCCCAACCTGTCGGAATAGCAGATACCGCACCTGACCACATAATTATACCGCCAGTAGGCATTGCTTTATTAACGGCTGTGTCCAATAAATCCATATTGGCGTTGAGTGTGTTACCCCAAGTGCTATCACTTCCACCTACCGTTGGTTTAGTTAAACCTAAATTTGCTGTCGTAGACATAATAAATTCCTTTTCTTAAACCAAACGTATCATTTTTCTAAGCATCCGTCCACGTTCCTGACGCTCCGCTATCGTTAACCCAACTACCACTTGCCGCACTATCATTAGCCCATGTTCCTTGGTCTTGTGCATCATCGCTCCAAATACCATCGCCTTCGCAATATCCCACTAGCCAGTAACGCTTGCCTGCAAATACAATATTAGCTCCAACCGCATTATTATCACGCTCGACATATGGGTTTAATGCAGTCATTCAGCTTCCTGTATCTCGTTGCCGTCTTCTTGCGCCCACTCAAGAATTGCTTGGTAATGGGAATTGTCTGGGTCTAAAGGCACAGATATTAGTTTGCCTTCTGAAACAATATTAATACAAGAATTTTCACCTGTTACAATATTAGCAATATACTTTGCGCTAGTAATATTCATAGCTATAACTCCGCTTCAATTATACTTCTTACATTAGTGTTAGCAACATAAATACCACACGCATCATTAGCAGTAAGCCCACCGCCACTACATGTAAAATTAATACCACCACCAAGAGGACTCATTCCATTAATTGCATAGCTAGTACATGTTCTGTCAGCACCATTAAAAACTGTATAATTACCAGCCGTTCCTGATAAGGTAGCTGATGGTGTAGCCCTCATTTGTACTGGTAATGCTATATGAGCCACAGCAACAGTAGTATTACCAGCAGCGGCACTTGCACCAATATAAGGTGAAGTTCCAGAAGTAGGTGTTAAATCGATACAATACCTCTGGCACCTTAACAACTCATCACCAAATGACCGATGATCAAAGGGCGTGGCTTCTGTACCTAGTTCTATTTGACAGCCAGTCATGTAAAAAGTTGCACCGCTTGTAGTTGCCCAAGTAACTGCACCAGTAGAACCATCCGCACCGTCAAAGTTTCCACTGCTCCATGCACCAGACGTATCTGTTCTACCGCTTGGTGAACCTAGATTTATTCTTAGGTATAATCCGTTAGTATTATCTTTAGTCCATGTACCACTTGTAATTGGTGGGATGGTCATAGTTTTTCTTTCCCAAGTGTCAGCAGAATTAATTGTGTATTGTACTGGGTATGCTAAATCACTGGCACCATTAGTCATACTAATTGAATATACACCAGCAACACTTGACTTTACATAAAATGAAACTGTAAATGTTTGACAATTCGCAGCTCCTAGTCCTAAATGATTTACATTTAAACCTTCTATTCTTTGTCCAAAGAAAGAATAATTTGGAGTAGTTGTTCCAGTAACGGTAAGTTTCATACTGTTATAGAACCCAGCAGGAGCATCTGTTACTTGTTGAGTTGTGTAAGAGTTTCCATCATAGTACATACCCCAACGGTCTAGTCCATAAGCACCGCCAGTAATTGCGGTAGCAGTTGTGCCAATTCTCTGACTTATTGTCATACCACCATTAATTATAAGGTTTCTGTTACTCAGCGCACCGCTACTACCACCAACAGTATCAAGCCTAGCTGTTACTGCTCCTAAGTCTGCTATGTCTCTTGCTTTAGTCATTAGTTACCTCACGATGGTTTAGTAGGCCACGACACATCGTCTAAACTAGTTGCGCTACTTGGTATGTCTCTTAAATCCTGACGATACGAAATACGCTCAGAACTCATGGTTATGTCACTAGAAGCCCACCAATCTGTTTCAGCCAAGCGTCTGTCACGTTCTGCTCGAAGGTCGGCCATCGGCTTTGCGTTAACTAGCTCAGTCTTTTTATCTGATGCTTGCTTCCATGTAACTCCGAAGTCACTAGGGTTAGAGCTTTCTATTGCAGAGCCATTATCATCTGCGCCTGTTACTTTGCGGAACATCTCATTGAACTCTGCTTCAGAGGTAGGTTCGCCACGCAAAACCCATTCTTTTACGTTAAGTTCGTTTAGTGCTGTAGCTATATCTGTCATTTTTCCTATCCTATTAAATATCCACCAAAATGACTTTGGTGACCGTAAATATCTGAACCAGAAGTGGCGTGCATTTTTATTACATCGTTTGCTGAAAGATTTAGTAAAAAAGTATAAGACACTGTATGGTCTGCCGCTGCATCTTCTCCAGATTGAACATAAAGACCATAAGTAGTACCGTCATTTACTATTGAGCCATTTAAATAAGGTGCAAAAGAATTAAACGTATCAGATTGTGCTGTGTAAGCATTGAAAAGAAATGAATAAAGTCCTGTTACTGGTGCAGTAAAAGCATAATTGCTTGTATTAAAATGCCCTCCATGATTGAAGAATTTTCCAACATTATCAACGTTAAAAGGAATAACGTCATTAGCCGAAAGTTGTACCCAAGTAGCATTGTAACTAACCATAAACGCTGGAATTACACCTCTAAAAACCCTACCACTGCTATCTATGGTTAGCGCACTAGTACCGCCAGTGTTCTGTATTTCATCTACTTTTAAGATAGAACTCATTGGGCTATCTCCATTAATATAATTGAGGACTGTCCATTGGTAGTATTTCCAGAATTTATAGTTAGAATTGCTCCTGCTGTACCATAAATTTTACCTTTGACGCTGTACGTTGTAGCACTTGTAGTTGATGGACTATCTACAATATTATTTGCATACCTTAAAACAATTTCTCCACCGCTATGACCGCCATCGTAATGACCCATTTCAAATGGTCCTGCATTATCTGTAGGAAGTGTCTGTAATTGAGTTGAGCCTCTTAAAATCTCAAAACCAGTGTTGTAATAAGTAGTATTCGAGTCTGCTATTCTTGCGCTAAGATTAACCAAAACAACTATTTTACTTGTTGAAAATTTTGGAGTTATTACTAAAGATGCACCAGTTATTGCTGTAGCACTTTGCGATGAAATAGCTGTTTGAGTATTCCAAGACGTATTAACCATCTGAACAACATGGCCTGCAATCTGCACCCCATTACCACTAGTCTTTTCGTTTATGGTGTCTACCTTCAGGATGCTCATTGGGCTATCTCCTGAACTGTTAAAGTAGATGTTCCAGTAGCAGAGGAACTATTGCCACAGCGATTTATGTATTGAATATAACTAGCACTATAAATGTAAGTTCTTAATCTATAATTTACCTCAGATGTAGTTGAGGGTGAATCAAGTACCTGATAAGACATAACTTCTCTATCCCAACCAGCATCAGTACCGCCAGTATATTGCATACTTGTTCCTTGATTAAATGCTACTGGATTTATGATAGTGTCTGACGAACTAACTTGTCTTACTAATTGAATAGTATTTTGAGTTTGAGTATTATGTCCAACAGCTACATAATATGAAACAAGAATTTTACTGGTGCTAAATTTTGGTGTTATATTTAAAGATAGTCCTGTTATGTCGCTAAAAGAAGTTGTTGAACAACTATGAACATCTGTTTTAATTGCGTTGAGTGTTTGAACAACATGACCAACAGGATAAAGCGTCTGACCGCTAGGTACGATAATCTTATTGGCATTAGCTCCGCTTGTTGGACCTTTTAGATTTTCAACGTGCAACGTACTCATATAATCACCAAATTTCCGCTAACTGTAAGGGTTGTGCCAGAGGCAACGGTAAGTGGGCCTGTCGCAGAACAATTCAAAGTAGATGCTATGGTTACATCTGTGTTTAGCTCTTGCTCATTCGCTCTGAATATATCGCCTGCGCTTGTTCCTGTTTGCCCATTTTCTCCAAGAAAATACCCACCACCTGATGCGCCTGCCACTTCAAAGGTTTTGTATGCTATGACCTCTACAATGTCCGAAGCTGAACAAGCACTGGCAAAAATTACATCGGAACCATTAGTTGCCGTTACGTCCGTACCCACTTGCATTTTTATACCGTTTAAAAATACGTCAACATAGTTGACCGAATATCCACCTGTCGCAAAACTGGTTTCACCGCCAACACAGGTAAAGGTATCTCGCGTTTGAGTAGCTTGGGGCGTTGCGCCTGTACTTCCAATATAGCCTGCCATTAAAAAATTTACCTATTCTCTAATCATTGACTGCAAGTGAGCGTCATAAGCTGCTTTAACTTCATCAG